TGAAAATTTCACTCTTGAATTTATCAAGGACGGACCCGTTCACCTGGCGGCCACCGCCCCCCCTCTCATTACTTCCTTGCGGATTTGTTTAAGGATTCTCGGAATCCGGATGACACATCCCCAGGATAGTCATAGAAGTGGGATTATTCTCACTTATAACCTGAGACGGTGCCAGACCAGACTTATACATAAAATTAAGTTGGTTAAAATAAGGATCCTTTTTAAGTGCTTCACGTAAAGCTACGTGACGTCTTTGCACAGCCGAGAGATGATGGAAATTATTTATCATCTCTATGGCAGGTAAAGCACGATCTTCATACGAAGATAGTTTAAAAGGTGAGACCTTATCAGGCATCGCAAAGGTATAAGGAGCATAATCCTGTAGATGTGAGACGAGAGAATCGAATGCTATACACTTGTTTTCAAGGGTACCAGCGGATTCCACTTTATGATACAGTCCCTTTATTAAGAGACCATATGTTGTGTCATAACGTGGTTTCACTCGAATATCTCGAGCTATCCCTCTGATACCAGAGTAGGAGAATAATGAAGAAATTGGGGAATTCTTATTACCATAACCCTCAGGGTGGTTATCAAAGAGGGATTGGTCGCTTGCTCGTAGTGTAAATATATAATCGTTTACACAGCGAGCCATAGCGGCATTTCCCAATTTATAAACCTTTCTAGACTCGGTTGGATTTGTTTTACAAATCAACCAAGTAAAGAACATCCTATTCACGACATGCTTCTCAGCTAATAAATGCTGGAAGATGTCCTCTATCGCTAGAGCTTGGTGTTTATAGGTATCCCTAAGTACTCCTACTATTCTTTTCCCTTGACGTTCCATATAATTAGAGATTTTCTCAATCTCTCTAATATCTTGAACATCAAGAGGCGAATTTAGGACTTCTCCAACCTTCCTTCTCAAGTCAACCTCCGGATCGGCGAGGCCGATTCGTGGAAAGACCATTGAGGGACTTACTCCAAACACCTTATTCGTTACTAAAGGTGATGTTGTAAGAAGAGTTAAGAGAATACGTACATCAAATAATTTCTTTGAGAGACTTAATGGCCCTCCAAAGAACCACTTAATGACGCTTCCATACTGTTTCGGATTTGCCACAGTCCCCAACAAGGACTTGAGGTAACCAGTCTTATTAACATTAACTGTATCCCACCGACTTAATATACGATAAGCTGAGGCAACTCTAGCCTGAGCCGTCACACATTGAATTTCTTCTTTGAGTGACATCGGTGAGATATTAGTTAAGTTAATATATGACTGATTAGCAAAGTTCAGGAAACCACGGGATGATACAAAATCTTTTAATCCGCCCGTCTTGATTCTAAATTCCGCTAAAGATTGAACATAAGCTTGCGCCACGACTTTGTCGTGAGCAATCTCATTATCATCTCCTAATACCCGATAATAAGGGTAAGGGAAACGATAGTTCTTCCAAGCAGAAAATTGAATTATAGCATGATGGACTAGGGCTAACGAAGCCCAACTAGATAATGCTCCCATAGGTTGTCCTGTTCCGTAAGACACAAAACGTCGATTTTTGGCTCTAATTTTCTCAACATATCGTTTATGACGAAGTTTAAGAGAAAATCGATTATATTCTGATTTCATGATATAATCCGACCACTGTATATCTCGAAG